GCGTTGCGTTTTCGATTTTCGAAAGGCGCTCCGCTACTGACTGCGAAGCGTTGCGGCGAAGAGCGGCGCGGACCGTCGCGCGATATTCCGGCGAAAGTGCGAGGGGCTTGGTCATGTCAAAAACTCCGTTTGTGAGCGGCCACTCTACTAGGCCGGAACTTAACAAAACACTAATTCGCGCCGGAAAGATAGAGCCCGCGCCGGTCTTTTTCGCCGCGCCCGGCTTGCTCCAATAGGCCGCGACTTCGCGCCCGCAGTATCAAAGGCTTAGCTGTGTGCCAATTCGAGACTTCCGCGCAAGCCTTTGTTTTTGCGTCTAGCGGCGACTTCGCACCAGCCTCTACCAGTGCGCGCCCGTGCGCCGGTCAAAAATCCGTCTTTGTGAGACTTACAGGGAACGCCTATAAGCTCAGCTTAGGCCGTCTGTGAGACTTACAGGGAACGCCTATAAGCTCAGCTAAGCCTAGCCTATCGTAAGCATAGCGTCCGGCGTGCCCGCTTCGCGGTCCGCCTTCCCAGAGAGATTGAAAGAAGGGGAAAGGCGCGGCGGACTATGCCCGGCCATGGCTTGGCGAAGTCACCTAGGGAAGCGCGCCGCAAGGGACTGGATAGTCCAAGCCGGTCCGGCCTTACCCCGTCAGCTTGCCGCGCTAGGGCTTTACGTCGCCAAGAAAGCACAAGGGAAGGCAATCAATGGGACACTGACGGCGTTAACCTTCGATTGCCAGCGAAAGTGCGCCTGCACACAGCCTTGCCATGGTTAACGTGCTCTAAGCCTTTGATCTTAACCAAGCTTCGTGCAGGGGCCGCAAGCACCCTCAACGCCGCGTGGCGGAAATCCTCGAAAAACATGGTTAACGCGGGCGATCTCGTGCCGTCCGGGCCTGCCGGTTAACCAATTAACCATTAACATCAAGCACTTAGCGCCGCGGTTAACCAATTAACCATTAACTTCAATGACTTAGATGGTTAATGTGTGCCATAATGGGACGCCGTTAACCAATTAACCATTAACATCAAGCACTTAGATGGTTAACGCATGCAATCGGCGTGCCAACGCGGGCATAACGTGGTTAATATCAAGGACTTAGATGGTTAATTGCGTCAGAAATGTCGAAACCGGTTAAGATCGACGGGGGGTGGGGCGCCCCTCCCTCCCACAATTCGCCGAAAATGAGACTTCCAGGGAATTTTGGAGCCCGAATGAGACTTACAGGGCGTTTGTCGCGCCGGATTTGGGCCGAAAACGTGGTAAACGGCCAAATTTTGGGGTCCGAGCGCAGAAATCGCCGCAATTTCGACCCTCCCTGCAAGTCTCACGGCGTCCGGCACGTTCGAACCGATGTTATAACCGGGCCGATAGGCTCAAACCTATCGCGGCGCTCGATCTCGATAGCCTGGACCCTATCGGTTCGGACACGTTCCGGCAATGAGTGTTGACAATCGACACTTCCGGCTGCACGGTGGAACTCCGAACGAAGGCGCCTACCCGAATGGCAGACGATCTCGAACAATTTCTCGATCTCGACGAGACCACGCCAGTGATGGCATCGGTCGCGAAATATCTTTCCGCGATTCAGCGATGGCACGACCGCGTGAACGGAAACTTGAATGGCCCCGAAGGACCGCAAGGACCGAAAGGCGACAAGGGTGATACCGGCGCGCAAGGTCCGGCTGGTGATCGCGGCGTGAAGGGCGACGACGGATCGACGGGACCAACTGGTCCGCAAGGCAACCCCGGAGTGAACGGCGCCGATGGCGCAGTCGGTGCGACTGGTCCAGCCGGACCACAAGGTCCGAAGGGCGACGCGGGAACGAACGGTACGAATGGAATTGATGGTGCGCCTGGAGCGACCGGTGCAACTGGTCCTGCGGGAGCAACCGGTGCGCAAGGTGCGAAGGGCGACAAAGGCGATACCGGTGACATCGGTCCAACTGGTCCGGCCGGAGCGAATGGAACGAACGGCGTCGATGGTGCGCCCGGTGCAACAGGCGCGACGGGACCGCAAGGTGCAACTGGTGCTCAAGGTCCGAAGGGCGACAAGGGTGATACCGGCGCAGCGGGAACGAACGGTGTCGATGGTGCGCCCGGTGCAACAGGCGCGACGGGACCAACTGGTCCTGCGGGTCCGCAAGGTGCGAAGGGCGACACAGGATCGACCGGTGCAACCGGCGCGCAAGGAACTGCGGGAGCAACTGGAGCGACGGGGCCGACTGGTCCGCAAGGTGTGAAGGGCGATCAAGGTGATCCCGGTGCAACGGGCGCGACTGGATCAACTGGTGCGACCGGCGCTCAAGGCCCGCAAGGAATTCAGGGGCCGCAAGGTGCAACGGGTCCGACCGGCGCGACTGGTGCAACGGGACCAACTGGTCCGGCCGGTTCTGCTGGCGCAGTTTCTCAATCGTCGCCTGCGAACAAGACCGCGCCCGCGAGCACTTCCGTTTTCGCGATGCAAGGATTGGCTGGCTCGATCACGCCGGTCGCGAGTGGCCGCGTGCTTATCACGATCTCCGGCTATCTGATCTCTTCGAGCGGCACGATCAACGAAGGAATTCTCTACCAGATTTCGCACGGCACCGGCACGGCGCCCGTGAATGCGGCGGCGCTCACCGGCACGCAAGTCGGCACCGCGCAGGAATATACGAACCCGGTCGCTGTCACTGCGGCCGACGTGCATGTGCCGTTCTCGATTCAGGCTGTCGTAACCGGGCTCTCGCTCAACGTCGCGCACTGGATCGACTTGGCCGCGAAGTCAGTGACCGGCGCGTCGCTCGTCGGCATCGCGGGCGTGAGCATCACAGCAACCGAGATTTGACGGCTTTCGGCCGCGAGCGCATTGTGGGCTCAACCAAGGAGGGCTCGCCATGTCTCTCGTGAACGCATTGTTCGGTCTTGCCGCTTCCATCTTCGCCGTCGTGTCGGTTTTGTGTTTCGTCATGGGTAGCGACCGCAACAACCCGGAGGTCGAAGACATCACACGCGGTCTCGCTTCCGGTGCGCAGTCTCTCGCGTGGATCACGCTGTCCATCGCCGCTGTCGGTGCTCTCTGCTGGTACATCACCATCTGAGGATCGTCATGCGCACATTCGTCCGATTCGCGACGGGGAAGTCTATCGGCTCCGCCATCATCCGCGCCGCGACTTGGGACTGGTGTTCCCACGTTTCCTTTGCTCTCGATTTCGATCCGCAGTTCGGTGAACACGTTCTGCTCGATGCAACATCGCATCACGGCGTCGCGCTGCGGCCGGTGAGCACAGACCGCTTTCGCAAGGCGCAGTATTACCAGTTCCTCGGCGATCAGAAAGTCGTTGCGAAAGCTGTCGAGTGGACGCGCACGCAACTCGGTCGCCCGTACGACTGGTCCGGCATTCTTGGAATCGCGCTGCGCGAACGCAATTGGCACGAAGACGATTCGTGGTTCTGCTCCGAGCTTGTGGCGGAGGCTTTCATCCAGGCCGGTGTGCCGCTGCTCGATGACGACGAGTGTTTCCGCATCACGCCGCGCGACGTGCGCATTTCGCCCCTGTTGCGCAGGATCGGGTGACGTGCTAGTTTGAGTCTCCGCCGAGAGATCGGCATTCACTAGCACTAGGAGACCATCATGACCCTTATCGTCAAATTCATGTCTGCCGAAAATTCGCTCAACGACGACGACAAAGTGAAATCGTTTCGGCTCGTCACGGGCGTCGCAGACATCTCCTTCCATCGCAACGACGGCGTTCCGGTCTACGACATGACCCGGCCGCCTCACGTTCCTTACGGCGACGCGATCACCGAGCACGGAGACGTGCAGGGCGATGTTTACGTGATGAACGAAGCCGGGAAGACCATCGCTTCGTTTAGCCCAAATATCGGGCGGTAAAATCACTGCTTTGGAAACCGCCCGTCGTGTGGTATGACGGGCGGAATCCAACCTTGCGGAGCCCAGGCTCATGAGCATCTTTATCGACGAATACGAAACCAAACAAGTCGTATCCAGCGCGATCACCGAGCATCACGCGATCTACACGGAACGCTCGATCTCACTGGCCGACCGCATCACGAAGGCCGTCACCGTTCTTCTCGAACTCAAAGCCGTTCAAGCCATCGCTGAAGGCGCGAAGGAAGAGGCGAAGGCCGAAGCCATCTATTCGCATCTGACGCGCGAGCAAGTCATTCGCGACAAGGCGTACGCCTACGCCGCCGGTCTGCCGGAAGCGAAATGGGGTCTGAACTATCTGCACACGAACGCGGAAGAGATCGCGACTAAGATCGAGAACGGCTTCGCGCCTGCTCCGGTCACGCCGGACGTGCCGGACTTCCAGAAGTTCATCGACGACATCTTCGGCCGCAACGAGTGGCGCCGTGAGGGCTGGAACGATGCGCGCTCGCGCATGATCCGCTCGATCAATGAGCAATTGGCTTCGCCTTCAAAGTCGCACGTTCTGAACAAGGCCAACGTGGTGCAGTTGAAGATCATCCGCGACTTCATCGGCAGCTTCAAGTTCGACCCGACGAAGCCGTGACACTCGATCTTCTCGTTGCCGGTGTTTTGATTATCGCGACGGCGGCGCCGCTCGGTTTCATTGCGGCGTACGTCCACGCGAGGATCATCAACCGGAATACGCCGCGTCCGAAGTTCGCGCCGCCGAAGTACAGCTTGGTGTCCTGCGATTGTGACGCAGGCACCGAATGCCCGCAGGGGCGGATCGCATCGCAGCCGCGATGCCGTATTTGGAAACAGGAGAAGTGACATGCTGAAAGTGATCTACGCACAGCGCGAAGCGGGACAGCACGCGCCTTACGTGAACGTCTCCGGGATCGTCGGTGATCCGGCGAACGACGGTGTTCGTATCATCGTGCGCGACGCGGCCATTGTCGAGCACACGGAGAACGGCGCGCATTATGTGCCGGGGTTCGTTGCGACTGTCGTCATCTCGAAAGAGCAGGCGCTCGATCTCGCCGATTCCATCCGCGAGCATTACGGCGAGGAAGACGCGAAGATCGCGACCGCGCACATCGCGAACGGTCTCACGCTCGGAGCCGCAGAAGTTGGCGGCGTCAATGAAGTTCCGATGCCGACCGGCGTGGTGGAAGCCGCGCAGCCCGACGGTAAGAACGCGCCAGCCGCAGCATCGACACCGCTCGGATATGGCAAGACTGACGGCCAGGGCACATTCAGCGACGAGCGCGAGCGCGCTCCGCTGTACGACGATCACTGTGGTGCCGGAGATCACGGCTTCGATGTCGTGGCCGAGCAGCCGCCGCATCTTCGCGACAGCGAGTTCGTTCCGGCCGGTGGTCGCGATCCGGGGGACGAGTCCGTCAAAGCTTGATGGCCGACGAAGAACCAAAGCCTCTCGACAAGAGCAAGCCCCCGCCGCTGTTCATGCGCGCGGGGGTTACGCCCGGTTGGGATGCCGTGGTCATCAAGCGCAGCGGTGTTGTCTTCCGCGACGCGATTGAGGTAGACATCCTTGGCTGCTACGCGGTGCGCTGGCAGCGCAACGACTACGGCGGCTACATCCTCGACGATGACGGGCTCGCCTGCATCGAAAAGATTTATGGGTTCTTCACCGTCGAGTGGAAGTCCGATGACGACGAACCGATTAGCTACGGATACGGAATGGGGCCGTTCTTCTGATGAAGATCAAATGCATCGGCGGAGTGCGTGACGGGTACGAATCCGAGATCGTCGGATTCCACACGAACATCGTTCGCCTCGAAGAGCCGCGTCGCCCGGCGTACTCGCTCGCGGATATGAACGCCGCCGAGGAGCGCGTTACTACGCGAACCGGATTGTATCATCTCGAACGCATCGAGTTGCCGGACGGCGCGCTGTACTTCTATCGCGCAGACGATTTGCCGATTGAACAGGCGGTGCGCCGCGTCTTCGGATACTACACAGGGGAAGACGATGACCATCGCTAAGGCGCACGAAAAACTTGTGAAAGCCGAATCGCTCGTCCGCGAGGCGCGCGATATTCTCGCGCTCCATCTCCTGAAGGTGGACGAGATCGCGCTCGGCACCATCGCAAACGAACTGAAGCACATGCAGCTTGTCGCCGACAATCTGCGCAAGCGGGAGAGACACGATGCTAATCGTGGACAGCAATCCGCCGAACTTTAACGCGATCAAAGCAGTCTTCCCGAATGCGGCTGATCCCGGCGTTCTGTTCTGCTACGATGGCACGATCTACAATCCGAGCGGCGGCTACATCCCGCCACAACTGATCGCGCACGAGGAAGTCCACGAGCGTCAGCAGGCGGTGATCGGCCCGGTGAAGTGGTGGGACTACTACATTGCGAATCCAGCGTGGCGCTTCAACGAAGAACTCGAAGCACACATCGTCGAGTATCACGATTTCATCAAGCGTCAGAAGAGCCGTCAGATGCGCCGCGATTATCTCGACGCCATCGCGCGTCGCTTGTCCGGCCCGTTGTATGGGAGCACGAGCACGTTCGGCGAGGCTAGACTTTTGATAGAGCGTGGCCGAAAGGCTTGACCGGCACACCGGCTGTGAAGTTCAGCCGTGACGTGACCCCATTCGGAGATTTCTCTCCCGGCTCCAGCGTGCGAAGGAACGCGACGAGCACGATGTTGTGGCCGATGGTTTTGATCGCGATGCTGTCGCCGACTTCCGGCCACTTATCGCTCTTTTCGATTGGCATAGACCCTTCGAACGTACCGCTGTTGCGATACGCTTTCTGAAAATTCATCACGCATTCTAGCGTGGCGACGAGGTTGTGCCGTTTCATGTCCAAAGTCTAACACGGTCGGGTTGACGACCAAAGCCGTCTCCCCCATGATGACGGCGGTGGTTCCCTGTAGGCGTTACCCCGACCCTCCTCCGCTGACGCCAGCGCCCGAAATGGCTCAAAGCGGGGAACCGCCACTATTGCGGAGTATAGCAGCGGGAAGCGTAGCTCGTCGGTTTCATACGCCGAAGGTCGGTGGTTCGAGTCCATCCTCCGCAACCATTTTTGGAGCGTAGCTCAGTTGGTAGAGCGCCGGATTGTTAATCCGATGGTCGGTGGTTCGAACCCATCCGCTTCAGCCATTTTCTCCGACTTTGGAAAATCGAAACCACATGCTATCTTCAAGGGGATCGAAAGCCCCCTGCCAGGAGAGTCACCCCATGTCCCTTTTCGTCGCCGCTCTGATCGTCGTCGCCGTTGTCGTCGCCGGTCTCTACTTTTTCGTCCCCGCTTTTCACACCGCTCTGCTCAACGCGTTCAATGTCGCGCGTGACAGCTTGAGCAAGATCGTCACCGATGCCGAAGCCGTTGTCGCGCGCCTCGAAGCGCACGCGAAGGCACAGAACGTCGCTGCCGCAACACACACCGCTGCTGCCACCACGCACACCGCTCTCGCGTCGCAAGCAGCCGCTAATGCAACGACCGCCGTTTCCGCCGCCGCTTCGCTGAAGAGCGCAGTCGCGTCGATTCCGGCAGTTGCTCCGGCCGTCGCTCCGGCGCCGACCGTCAAGTCGTAAGTCGTTACACCGGTCCCGACCGTCGCTCGTTTGTAACAAGGGAAGCGAGCATCGCGAAGGACCGGTCCCCATACCGGTCCAGGCCGAGGCAAACCCGATGACGAAGAACATCAAGATCAGTCACGTCGTCATCGGGTTCTTCGTCGGCGTTATCGTCGGAATGTTTTTCGCTGGTCATCTGTGGATCGCCTACGCGTCTAAAAACGCGGAGTGGATCGTGCAGCACCAGACGGAGGAAGATCAATGAGCAGTCTCTCGAAAGAAATCGCGAAGTGGATTCAGACGAACCCCGGCCCGATCACGGGCGACAGCGAGGACAGCGTTTGGCTTCAAGCGAAACTGATCTTCACCCGCGACCGTCGTTGGCGTGGCGAAATCGACATGGCCACGTTCATGACCTACATCCACAATTGCGGATACAAGGTCGAAGGCCGCACGAACCACGGCGACAAGAGCAACTACGCGCATCTGGCTCTGCCTGAGCGCCACAAGGGCTTTTGATCGTGGCTCACATCTCGAAGATTCCAGATCACAACAAGAACGACCCGTTGCATGTCAAAGCCGACCACGCTCCCGCGAAGGAGCGGCCGGTAACGGCGAACTCCGCGTTCGCGGCGCAGCACAAGAAAGACCCGCGTCTCGACATCCAGATATTCAAGCGCCAGAACGGATCGTACTGGGCGCGCTTGGCTCTCTACTCGCACATGAAGCCGAACAATCTGCTTGAGGCGCCCGTCGAGTTTACCGGCAAGAGCCTGGACGAGATCGACTTCGAGATTGGCGTCGCCTTTGGCGCGATGGCCGAGCGTCTGCACGTCCTGCACAACGATAATTTCGATGCGGAAGTCTGCGCGCGAGACGGCTCCCGCAAATTCAAGGAAGTCATTCGCGAGATGGAGCGCAAGAAATGATACAGATCGGGATCGCCCTCGAAGGGCAAGCCGCTGGAAACGTCGCTACGCTGTCGGCCGGATGGGGTCTCGCGACGTACGCGAACCGCCCGTGGTACATGAACCTCTTCGGACTCGTGCGGCAGGGCAACGTCGGCATCCGCCGGTACGGAGTTGTGGCGTTCGGCTTCTTCCTCACGCTGCAATTCGTGAATATGCAGATCGCGCGTGCGGCGATGGCCCAAAATACCGCAAATTCGTCCGCATACGGAAAAAATTTGCGCGCGGGCTCGTCTCTCACGCCTGCAAAGGTCCGATGAATGCGCGAAGAGCGCCAATACGAAGACTGGGAAGTCCTTGATCGTCGGCTAGTCGGCCGATGGGGTGAAGGGATCGCAGTTTGGTGGTTGGTGCTCGAAGAACAGAGCCCTCGCGGCATCTGGAGACCATTCATCACCGAACTCGACGGTCAAACGATCAAGCAATGGCCCGATTGGATGCCGTTGCCGGGTTCGCAGTACCAATTTCTCACTTCGCCGGTCTTCGAGACGATGTACGCGGGTCCGCGCGGCACCGGCAAGTCCGAAATGCTCTTGATGGATTTCGCGAAGGATGTCGGCAAGGGCTTCGGCTCGAATTGGCGTGGAATTCTCTTCCGGCAGCAACTCGGCGACCTCGACGAGATGGTTCGCAAGACCGAGACGCTTTTCAAACCGATTTTTCCCGGATTTCACTTCAAACTTTCGAAAGCGGACTACGCGGCGTGCTGGCCGAGCGGCGAGCAGCTTCTTTTCCGTCACATGCTCGACGAAACCGAGTACAAGGAATACCACGGCCATCAATATCCGTGGATTGGTTGGGAAGAGCTTACGCAGTGGGGTGATCTCAAAGCGTACAAGCTCATGTTCTCGTGTTGCCGTCCAACTGGCCCCGGCGTGCCTGTTCGCATCCGCGTGAACACAAATCCGTCCGGCCCAGGCCACAACGTCGTGAAAAAGCGTTTTCAGTTGCCCGGAATGTTCGGCAAGATCATTCGCGAGCCCGGCGAAGCTCCGCGCGTCGCAATTCAGTCGTCACTCAAGGAAAATTTCGTCCTACTGCACGAAATGCCGAACTACGCGCAAGTCGTGCGCTCCGCCGCGCTCTCGAAGGCACAAGCCGACGCGTGGGCGACCGGAAACTGGGATGTCACCGAAGGCGGCATGATCGACGACCTCTGGCGCGCGAATGTTCACGTCATTCCGAATTTGGTGTCAAAACAGATTCCCGCGAGTTGGAAATTCAGTCGTTCGTATGACCATGGCCAAGCAAAACCGTTTTCGGTGTTGTGGTGGGCCGAAAGCAACGGCGAGCCGATCAGATTGCCCGATGGACGCTGGATCGGACAAATTCGCGGCGATTTGCTCCTCTTCATGGAGTGGTACGGCACAAACGGTCAAGAAGACACCGGATTGCGTATGTCCACCGCGAAAATCGCGCAAGGCGTCAAAGATCGCGAACGCGACAACGGAATTTCGGCGCGCGTGCTCGGCGGACCCGCCGACACCGAACTTTGGTCAAAATCGAACCAAGGAACCGGTCGCGCGCCAATTGACGACTTTCAGGACAAGCAAGTGTTCTGGGATCAAGCCGATAAGTCGCACGGGTCGAGAAAACGCGGATGGACGCTTTTGCGCGAGCGCGTCGCGGGCTCGATCCCGAATTTCGACGGCACGCGTGAAAAACCCGGAATTTTTGTCTGCGTTCGCAACAAGCACTGGCTTGAACTCGTTCCGACGATGCCGCGCGCTCTCGATGACCCGGATGACATTCCGAAGACGTACGAGGACCATCCGGCGGACTCGACGCGGTATAGACTGACTTGGGAGTTCATGGGAATGGCACGGAGGGATTTTTGATGGAACGTGAGTTCAGTTACTTCGGTGAGTTCATGAAGGACCATTTTCGCGACTCTGTGACGCGAGATACGTTCGACATGCTCTGTGGCAAGCCACTAGGCTTCGGGATCGGCCGAATCGTGTTCGAGCACGCGACGGACAAGTCGCTCGTGCTCAAGTTCGAAGAAAGTGCGGGCTCGTTCCAGAATATCCATGAATGGGATTTGTGGAAGCAGCATGCGCACGCTGGCACATCGACAGCCGGTTGGTTGGCGCCGTGCGTTTCGATCTCGCCAAACGGCATCGTGCTGATCCAGAAACGCACTAAGAAGGTGCCGTGGGATTTCAAGTTGCCGAAGATGATACCGAATGTTCTCGACAGCGACTTGAAGCGCGACAATTGGGGTCTCTACAAGGGCAAGCTCGTCTGTCACGACTACGGTCGGCACAACGCGATTCACGCGGCTTCGAAGGCTCGCGGAAGCGGCAATATGGTCAAAGCCCGCTGGATCGACGCCAGTGCGCGGGGGTACTTCATCCCGGTCTACGGCAATTCGGGCGCGACCGGCAAGGTGATCTAGCCTCTGATTGACAGAATTCGGCCATCGACCTACCCTGGCCGCTCTCCCCAAGGGGTCGGAAATGGCCAAGAACGTCAAGCCTTCAGCGAAAGCAGCCGCCGCCGAACAGCCCGATCCGTCGGTGAAGTCGCTTGCGTATCTCGAAATGGAATCCAAGTGGGCGATGATTATCACGCTCATGGGCGGCACCGATGCGATGCGCATGGCGGAGCGCACGTACCTCCCGCAGCACGCGGAAGAAAGCAACGAGAATTACAACGAGCGTTTGAACCGCAATACGCTGTTCAATATGTTCGAGTTGACGCTCGACAGTCTTGTCGGCAAGCCGTTCGTTGAGCCGATCAAGCTGAACTCCGATGTGCCGGAAGAGATCGCGAACGAAGACACCGGCTACTGGAAAAACATCGACCTCCAAGGCGCGAGCCTGACGAGCTTCGCACGCGAGTGGCTTCGTGACGCCATCGCAAAAGGTTTCTCGCACATCCTGATCGACATGCCGAAACTCGACCCGGCCGAGAAGGCGACGCGCACGCTCGAAGACGATCTCAAAGAAAATCGCCGTCCGTACTGGACGCTCATTCGCCCGGAGAACATGCTCTTCGCGTACGCCATCGTGAAGAACGGCGTCGAAGTTCTTCAGCACGTTCGCATCGCGGAAGTCGAAACCGTGATGGACGGCTTCAGGGAAGTCACGAAGCAGCGCATCCGCATTCTCGAACCCGGCCGTTGGGAGCTTTGGGAGCTTCGCAAAACCGACGAGCAGAAAGACCCGATTTGGGTGAAGATCGAAGAGGGCTTGTCCGATCTCGACTACATTCCGCTGGTGACGTTCTACGCGAACCGCTCCGGCTTCATGACATCGAAGCCGCCGCTGGAAGACCTCGCGCATCTGAACGTGCGTCACTGGCAGTCCACATCGGACCAAATCAACATTCTGACCGTGGCGCGTTTCCCGATGCTCGCGGTTTCCGGCGCGCAGATGGTGCAGGGTTCGCAAGAGAACATGGCCATCGGTCCGCGTCAGTTGCTTGCCACGCGCGACGCGAACGGCAAGTTCTATTACGTCGAGCACACGGGCAAGGCGATTGGTGCCGGTGAAACCGATCTCGAAAAGCTCGAAGACAAGATGGCCTCGTGGGGCGCCGAATTCCTGCGCCGCAAGATCGGTGGCCGTACGGCGACCGAGCGCGCGTTGGACTCCAGCGAAGCGATCTCGCCGCTGAAGGACATGAGCCTGCGCTTCATGGTCTCGGTCAATCAGGCGCTCAAGATCACCGCCGACTGGATCAACAAGTCTGACGGCGGCACGTGCCTTATCAACACCGACTTCACCGAGGAAGACGCGAACACCGCCGCGATCAACACGCTGACGGAAGCCCGCAAGCGCGGCGACATCTCGCGTTGGACTTGGCTGGAAGAAATGAAGCGCCTCGAAGTTCTGGCCGCCGACCTCGACACCGAGGAAGAGATGGATCAGATCGAGTGGGAAGCCACGAACCTTATCGTCAAGCCGAGCTTCGTCACGGCGAGCGAGCAGATTCGTTCGGTCGAGACCGTCAACAACGCAGACGACAGCACCGCCACGGATATTCTCAACGACGTTCCGGGCGGTGGCGACGACAATACGGACAATCCTGCTGGCGGCAATACACCGGCAAAAGCTCCGTCAACTTCGAAGCCCGCAGCAAAATCGAAACCCGGCACGTCGCCGAAGGGCGTGAAGAAAAAGAAAGTGCCGGTGGACATCAATCACCCGGTCAAGGGCAAAGCAAAGCTTATCGGATCGTAAAGACCGTGGAGGGTCGTCATGACGGTGATTGTGTGGGACGGCAAAGTTCTCGCTGCCGATAGCCGGTGTTCTGACACGCATCTCATGCATGTCACCAACGTCCGCAAAATCTTCAAGCTGAAGAACGGCGCGCTGCTCGGCACGGCGGGCGACAACGATGATCGCGATGTCCGCGCCATCCTCGCCACCGCGTCGCCGCGCAAGATGCCGCCGCGCGATAAGCTCGCTGCCACGAAGACGGCATTCTCCGGGATCATGATTTTTCCGAAGGGCCACGTGTTCGTCATCGACATCGACTGGGAAGAGCACGAAAGCGAAGGCGAGTGGCGCGCGAGCGTTGATGCGATCAGCGAGAAGTTTGTCGCGGTCGGCCACGGTTCGCAATTCGCATACGGTGCGCTCGAACACGGAGCCTCGGCGGCTGAAGCAGTTCGTGCTGCGTGCAAGCGAGATTTGACTTGCGCGCTGCCGGTGCAGCAAGGGTCTTTCGAAGTGCCGCCTGCGCCTGAGATTCCGCCGGTCCCGTTGGCGAAGCCCAAGCCCAAGCGCGCGAAGAAGTGAGATATTTGCTGAACAGCGAATATGCGGTAAAATCGTGTTATGACCAAAGCCATCACGACCACTCGCTCTAAAACTTACGAGATCGTTTCCGCCGATCAGAATTTCAGCGCGAAGCGCGCGAAGCTGTTCCTCCAACTTCTCGGAGAGATCGGCCGCGTTCCTGAAGCTGCGCAATTGGCTGGATTCAAAAATACGAACCCGCTGTACTATCGCAAGAAGACCGACCAAGAATTCGCCATTGCGTGGGCCGAAGCGATTGAGCGCGCCGGAGATCGCTTCGAAGCCGAAGCCGTTCGTCGTGCGATCACCGGGGTCGAAGAGGATGTCTACTATCAGGGCGAGATCGTCGGCCAAAAGACGAACTACTCAGATGGACTTCTCGCGAAGCTTCTGGACGGCTCGAAGCCGGACAAGTACCAGCGCAAGCGCGATGCCGCCGCGCCGACGATCAATGTCCGCGTTGGCCTCGCCGTCGTGCCTATGACCAATCCCGGCCTCGAAGATTGGGAGAAGGGCAGCATCGAACTGCACCAAGGTCTTACGCAAGTCGTGGACGCCACGGCCACCCCTGTCGCGCCGGAGCCGCTGCCCTCGACCGCCCTTAAAGTCGTGCGGACTTGACGGCCTGGGGATCGGCCCGTATTTTAGCTTTTGAACTATTTGGGTGATCCAAATGTCCAAGATGCACGCAAAAATCCGCAACGCGCTCCCCGACAGCGACTTTGCTCTCATTGTCCACCACAACGGCAAAGAGATTCGTAAGTATCCCGACAACGATCTCCCGCATGCCCGCGATGCGCTTTCACGCGCAGCCGCAATTGGTGGCTCCACAGAAGCGAAGGTTGACCGCAAGGTCTACGCAAAGTATCCAGCACTGAAGAAGCGTCACGACGCACGGAAGTGATGGTTGAGGACATCGTACATCTCAGGGTGATCCTGGGCGGACGGTGATTGTCGGAAAGAGAACTACAATGACCAAATTTGCAGAGACCGTCGATTCGCTCGACGGCGTTGCCGAAGAGTATCGCCCCGCGTATGCGGCCGGTGCAGACGGCAAGTTCACACTCAAGCCGGAGTTCAAGCCGTTCGCGACTGCGATCACCGGTTTGAATGAAACGCTCGGTCGTACGGACTTCAACATGAAGAAGGCCCAGAAAGAAGCTGCGGATCGTCGCGGCGTGCTTCAGGCGTTCGAAGAGTTGATGACCGCGCAGGGCATCACAGTCGAAGACGGCAAGGACGCGAAGGAAGCGTTGAAAGCCCACATCGACGATCTCGTTCTCAAAGCGAAGAACGGTGGCGAACTCAAAGTCAACATGGACGCGATCCGCAAGGACTTCGAGAAGAAAGCGAAAGAACTGACGGACCTCGCCGATGGCAAGATCAGCGTCATGTCGAAGTCGCTGGAGAAGTATCTCGTCGGCCAGCAAGCCAACGCGGCACTCGCGAAGGCCAAGGGGTCGGTCGATCTTCTGCTCCCCATCGTTCGCAGCCAAGTTAAGGTCGTGCAGGACGGCGAGGACTACGTGGTCCGCGTCGTTGATCCGAAAACCGGCGACGTTCGCACGGACGGAAAGGGCGGCTTCCTTGACATCGAAGGTCTCGTCGCCGAGATGAAGCTGAACACGACGTATGCCCGCGCTTTTGAAAGCGAAACCAAGGGCGGCGGCGGTGCGCAGCAGCAGAAAAATAACTCGCAAACTCGCACGGTTACGGATCGGGACAAGATGACCCCGACCCAGAAAATCGCGGCCGGTTTGACGAAGGGCCAAGTCGAGCACGGACTGGGCCGTCAGAAGTAAAAGGATCATGCTAGGGGGCGGGGTTGACAGGAGTTTTCCTTGCCCCCATCATGATCTCGAATTTCGGTGCTCCGTAGTTCATTCACCGTGATGGTGAGGGATGAAAGAGCGGGTCGATTCTTCGACGGGTGATCCGCCGAGATCGCGCAAGAAGTCCCAACTGGGAGCCTCTGGCCGGTGTCGTTGAAAAGTTTTTTGGATCAACCAGGAGAAAGACCATGACCTCAGTTACCCTCACGGAATCCGCCAAGCTGGCTCAGGACGAGCTTGTCGCAGGCGTGATCGAGAACATCATCACCGTCAATCGCATGTACGAAAAGATTCCGTTCGACGGGATCGAGGGTAACGCCCTCGCGTACAACCGCGAGAATTCGCTTGGCCCGGTTGCGACCGTTGGCGTTGGCGACACGGACGGCACACTCGGCGCATTCGCGACGGGCGGTGTCAACCAGACGGAACGCGAAGCCGCGAAAGACCCGGCGACGTTCACCCATCTGACCTCCTCGCTCACCACGATCATCGGTGACGCGGAAGTCAACGGTCTGATCCAGGCAACTCGTTCCGGCGACGGCAACGACCAGACTGCGATCCAGATCGCGTCGAAGGCGAAGGCGGCTGGCCGCAAGTGGCAAGACCTCTTCATCAACGGCGACGGCACGAACGCGACGTTCCCCGGCCTGCTCGCGCTGGCCTCGGCCAACCAAGAAGTTGATACCGGCTCGGCTGGTTCCAACCTCTCGTTCGACATCATCGACAACCTGACCGACCTCGTGGTCGATAAGGACGGCGAAGTCGATTACCTCGCGATGCATGCCCGCACGATCCGCAGCTTCAAGGCGCTGCTTCGTGCGCTCGGCGGCGCCCACATCACGGAAGTGATGGAACTGCCTTCCGGTGCGACGGTTCCCGTCTACCTCGGCATTCCGATCTTCCGTAATGACTGGATTCCGCTGAACCAGGACACCCCGGACGCGTCGTACCACGTGGCGACCACGATCTTCGCCGGTACGTTCGACGACGGCTCACGCCAGCACGGCGTTGCCGGTCTGACCGCCAGCGAAGCCGCTGGTATCCACATCGTCGATGTCGGCGAGTCGGAACGTCAGGACGTTCGCATCTGGCGCATCAAGTGGTACACCGGTCTCGCTCTGTTCAGCGAGAAGGGTTTGGCCATCGCGCCGGGCATCAAGAACTAAGACCCACGAAACGGGGGAGCCCAAAAAGCTCCCCCTCTTCGTTTCTGGGTTTTCCTTGCCTCCTTGCTGGAGTCAGCCATGACCGCAACTCCGTACCTCCTCCAATTGCCCGATCCCGACACGTCGCCCGCACCTTCGGACGGCCCTGATACTTTCGTGGTCGTGGCTGAGTCCAGCGCAGACGCAAAAGCTTTCGTGCAAAATTTTGCCAGCCGCAAGGTTTGGGCGAATGTCACACCGGCAACGCTCGCCGAAGCGGCGGATATGTCCGGCTGGAGCCTGCGCGTTGCAGTCTTCAATCCGAGCGACGATTCCAGCTATCTCGACATCACGGTCACGAACGCCAACCAGATCGAGCGCGTTGTGCTCGCGTCCGGCGTGCTGACATCAAGCTCTAACTATGGCACAAGTGATACCGTCACCATCGGCACTCGCGTTTACAGCTTCGTCGCCAGCCCGGCCGTGGACGGCGACGTGAAGATCGGCGGCACAGAAGCCGCGTCGATTCTCAATCTCGTTCATGCGATCAACGGTTCGGGCGGCACGCCTGGGACCGACTACGTGGTCACGGCACCCGATCCGAACGTCACCGCAGTGGCGGCTTCCCACACCGCGACAGTCACCGCGCGCTCCACGCTCAATGCAGCCACCGCGAATGCGGTTGCGACCACAGCATCCATGACGACCGGCAACGGCGCGTGGGGCTCGGCCACATTGACCGGTGGAGTGGATAGCGAGAACAAGGTGTCCTCGTTGGCCGAACTCATGGTTGCCGCGCTCCTGCCCGCGCTGCACGCATCGTTCGACAACAGCACGCACACGCTGACGATTTCCACGATTGCCGACAACATCGGCGATCACAAGGTTCATGTCGAAGTTGTGCCTCCGCAACTCAATCCCGTTTCTCCGACTGGTGTTGCGACGAAGGCTGGCCAGAGTGTGCCCGGCTTCGTCAGCACGATCACGGACGGTGGCATCGCGGGTGCTGCGCTCACAGTCATTCTCGCTGCCGACACATACGGCGTTCCTAAACTGGTGGTGCAGGCGCGCGTTTTGCAGTAACAAGTTCAACAGTCCTGGGAGGGTCTAATGTTGCAACGTGGCCAAACAATCGAGATGGTTCTGACGGGCGGTCGCGCCGGTCAAACAGTTCTGCTCAACAAGCATTCGTTCGTGAAGGGCGTTTGCAAAGTCTATGTGTACCCGGAAAGCTTCGACGCCTTCTTGACACTCATGGCCCGTTCGTATCATGCTTATCCGCGTGGGTCGCACGCTTTGGCGGCGGCTATCGAGAGAGACGAGAAAAATGGCATTCAGCATCATCTTCAAGAAGATTCCGCGCCGACTGACGGGGCACCAGCAGCAATACAAAGTGCTGGCGGAACTGCGTCCGGGTCGGTTCCCGATCCACGAGCACTACACGGCAGCGCAGATGATGCAAATCCGTCCGGGAGTGAGGGGTTGGTTTCCGGTGGGGCTGGACACGCGGACGCCGGGGTGGGCGAAAGAGTGGAACCCGACCCGCAACAGCAATCCATCGCCCTAATGCACGCCATTCAAACGGCGGTGCAAAAGCTCGATCCGACCGTGCCGGAGCAGTGGACCGAAGACGGTTTGCCTTCAGTCGATTACGTGGCTCTGGCTGTGCAGGACCAGTCTGTCACACGCGAGATGATTTCGGCCGCGTGCCCCGGTTTCGACAAGCGTCAGGCCGAGGACTTGCAGCCCCAGTTTTGAGGGTGTAGGCTGATCGCCTAAACCCGAATTTTGTGGAGCATCCCGATGGCCAAGATGTATACCCCGGACAACAAGCCTTCCGAGCAGCCTGTGTCGCGCGGCATGTTCCAGACCTCGCACGGCAAGACGCCGCTCTTGATGGACCGCCAACTCAATCAGCGCGATCCGGTTCCGAGCGTTCCGAAGAACGTCGCGGTCACGGAGAACGTGAAGTGCAAAGCAAATCGTAACGACCGCACGTACATGGTCGGCAACGATTGCGACAACGCCGAGAAGATGTAAGCGTCATGGCCGCGATCAAGAATCGTATCGACCCCCGGAAGCACGACGGCCACGGCACGAACTCCGAGCCGCTTATGACCGGTCATGGTGCTCCGGCTTCAGCAAGCGGTCGCGGCAACGAACCGATGCCGAGCACCGGCAAGATTCTCGCGAACAACTGGGGCGCGCAGCGTCTCAAGAAATTGGGATCGACCGTTGGCGCGACGCAGCCCGGTACGGGCCAAGATCGTTTCACTCGCCCGATTGACTCAGCCACGGCCCAAATTCCTCCGGCCGGTCTCGGCAATCCTCGCGGTCAGCGGAGCATGGACTAATGCCTCTGCCAGCCTCCAATTCCACGAAAGCGGGAAAGCGCGCAAACGCCAAATTCGTCATGCACGAATTCAAGGGCGGCCATCTGCATTCGGGCAAGAAGAACGGCCCGGTCGTGAAGGACCGCAAGCAAGCCATCGCGATTATGCTGTCCGAAACCGGTCAGTCCAAGCAGAGTTGACAAGCGTTCCCCGTAGCCCCACAATCCACGTCGCCCAACAGGAGTACCACCAATGGCCCAGTTTACATTCCTCGTCTCCGTCTCGCAGCCCCAGTTGGGCGCGCGCCTGATTAACGGTGTTGTCGCTTGCCTCGTGAACGCGTCCAGCGCCTCGAATGCAAAGACCAACGCCGCTCTCGCATGCAACGCCGCGTTCGCAAATGAGTTCCCGCAGACGGATGACACGGAGAAGGAATTCTTCGACGCCGGTTCGGTGCTCTTCCCCGCGACCTATTTCGATACGGCGGTTGCCGTGTCTGCCTCTGCCGGTGTTCCGGCGTCGGGCAATGGTTCGGTCGCAGGCGACGCCTATGTGATCCCTGAGCCTGCCGTCGCGCCGGTTTATGTCGATCACACGAAGTACACTCCGGTCTAAGCCTGAGTTTCAGCCTGTTGCGCTTCAACCCCTGCGGTCCTGGTCAAACGGGATCGCGGGGGTTATGCTTTTGAGCAAACGGAGCAGAGCCCCATGGTCGCACCCGCATTCATGATCGTCGAAGACGGAACGGCCCGCGTTGATTCGAACGCCTATTGGGACTTGGACTCGATCACCGCGTACCTCACGAACAAGGGTGTTCTCGATTGGGAGAACTACACTGCGAACGAGCAGGCCCGCGCCACGATCTCCGCCACCATGTATATCGAGAAGCGTCTCCGCAATCGCTTCCGTGGTCTTCGTCAGCAAGTCGAGCAGGCGCTCGGCTGGCCGCGCATCGGCGCGTTCGACAACGATAGCTACCTCTTGACCGGCGTGCCGTTTCAAGTCCGTTGGGCTTGCGCAGAATACGCGATCCGCGCCGCGCGCCTCGGTGTGTTGGCGCCGGACCCGATCCGCTCGGTCCCCACGCAAGACCTCTCGATCTCGCAGCCGGGTCTCACGGCGGGCACGGCCACGTTTACGCCTTCGGCAAATCTCGCAGACGGAGACGTTCTTGCTATCGGCACTCGTAAGTACACGATGCAGACCGTGCTCACGTTGACGGACGGTCATGTGCTGCTCGGCGGCACGGTTGCCGAGACGCTGCTCAACATCGCAAACGCGATCAACGATAACGGCGGCGGCACGCCGGACACCGACTATCACGTCACGCAGTCCGATCCTAATGTGACTGCTGTTGCCACTCTGACGACGCTTGTCGTCTCGGACGTGAACGCGAATGCGAATAGCATCGCGGTGGCCTACGCGCCGTTCGGCTCTTCGCACGGCACTTGGGGTGCAGGCGTCACGAGCCTGTCCGGCTATTCGAACAATCCTCCGACGCTCGATCTCGTGGTCGGTCCGGTTCGCAGCAAGACCGAGAAGGTCGGCCCGCTCGAAGAGCAGACCACGTACGACGGATATTCGGCGCTCGCGATCCGCGACAAGGACACTTCGCGTTCAGTGCAGTCGAACATCGTGAATGATTTCTATCTGCCGGAATATCCTGAAGCCGATCTCTGGCTTGAGATGGTCCTGCGCAACGCTTCTTCGGGAACACGCATGGTTCGAGGGTCGTAACATGGCTCTCAATTATCCCAAGCTCGCCGCGACCGCTGACCGCCTGATCTCTCAGAACGGAAAGCAAGTCACGTTCAAACAGCAAACTCAGACGCCCGCCGATAATGCCAAACCGTGGCGCGGCGGCGGTGCAGGCAATGAGGCTTTGACCATCGTGGCCTTTGCCGTTGTGATCCCGAACGACGAGATCGACGACAAGGAAGCGATGCGTCGTGGTGACGCCACCGCGTACATCGCTGCATCGACGTTCGGAAACGGCAATCCGTTCGCGGCTGCTGATCTCGTCTTGATCGACACGATGATCGACGATGAAGGTTACACGTGGCACGTCCATGGTGTGAAGGTCATCAATCCGGGTTCGTTGCGCGTGCTCTACACCGCAGAACTGGAGCACTAAGATGCCCTTCCAAAACATCGGCGCGATGCGCGACGCAGTTCAGAAGCACTTCAACGATGCCTGGACAGCGGCTTACACGTCCACTCCTCCGGCGCCGTTCATCGCTTGGCAGGACACCAACGCGCCGACCCCCAAGGACAGCGAGTCGTGGGTCCGCTTCATGTGGAAGCATAAGGTTGGCTTTCAGGCGACCATCAACACCCCCGGAAACCGCCGTTTCCGAGACAAAGGCACCCTGACCATCGAAGTCCGCTCGCCGACCGGTGGCGGGTTGACAGATTCAGACACCATGGTCAACAATGTGCAGGCTATCTTTGAGGGCCAGAACGTCGGCGGCACAGATGGGGTGATCTTTCGAAATGTCACTCCCGTTGAATTCGGCCACGACGGTACTTGGTTCCTCGTGAACGTGAATGTGGATTTCGAGTACGACCGTATTCGGTAATTAGGAGACTGGCATGACCAACCTCGTCAAGAAATTGGACTCGAACGTCACCGGCCTCCGTTATGCGGAAGAGACCACCATCGGAGTTCTGCCCGTCGCCTCCAGCCAAATTTGGTATCCTCTTGAGCCGAACACGTACAACGATTTTGGTGCGAACACCAAGACTGTCGCCCGCATGCCGATCAACCCTTCGCGTCAGTTGCGCAAGGGTGTGTTGACTGACCTCGACCCGGCCGCCGGTTTCTCCAACGACTTGACGCAGGACGGTCTCACTCGTTTGCTCCAGGGCTTCTTCGTCGCGAACCTTCGCGAGCCGGAAGACTCCCAGTCGTTCAACAACAACACCACGCCCATCGCATCGGTCGTGCATTCTTCGCACGAGTACACCGTCACGAACAACAATGTGTTCGGTTCGCTCGCTGCCAACGATTTGCTCTCCGCAAGCAAGTTCGCCAATTCGCAGAACAATGGTCTGAAGGTTGTGTCATCCACGTCGGGCGGTTCCGCTGCCGTCGCGGCCACCAACACGCTTGTGTCTTCGGCCAACTATGCGGCCGGTGAGACCGTCACAATCGGCGGGTTCACGTACACCTTCCGCGCCTCGGTTGCCGTCGCGTACGAAGTTCTTGTCGGCGGTTCAGAAGCCGCGTCGATGTTGAACCTCCATCACGCGATCAACGCATCTGGCGGCGTCCCCGGAACGGACTACAGCGTCCCGGCTCAGAACCCGTACGTTTCCGCGACGGACGATGCCACGCACACCATCACTGTTACGGCGCGCGTTGCCGGTGCTTCCGAGAATAGCGTTGGCACGACCGAGACCGCAGCGAATGCGGCCTGGACGACCACGACTCTTGCCGGTGGTTCGGACGCGACTGCGACGACCATTGTTGTCACGGACACGAATGTCGTGGACGAGACCCCGACTTCCGCTGCTCGCTTGGAGCAAGTTGGCCGTCAGGGCGCGTCCGGCGATCTCACGATCACCAATGACAGCGTGAACTTCCCGCACATGGACGCGACGGTTCTCGACTTCACCACGCTGCCGCTCATTGCCGGTCAGTGGATTTGGATCGGCGGCGACGTTACCAACAGCGCGTTCGCGACTGCTGCGAACAACGGTTGGGCGCGTATCCGCTCCATCGTCACGCATCGCCTGACGTTCGATAAGACTTCGAGCGAGATGGTCACGGATAACGGCGCTGGCAAGACTGTGCAGTTCTTCTTCGGCAAGGTGCTTCGCAACGAAGCGACGCCCGCCATTCAGAAGCGCCGCACGTACACCATGGAGCGCACGCTCGGCAATCCCGACAGCGACAACCCCACGAAGCCGCAAGCCGAATACATCATGGGCGCGGTCCCGAACGAGATCACGTTCAACATGACGACGGCCGAAAAGGTCACGCTCGACATGACGTTCCTCGGAACGGACTACACGACCATCGACACGACCGGCACCATCCTGTCGGAAGCGATTGGCGCCACGGCTCCGACCATCGTTTCGGAAGACGCGTTCAATACGACCTCGCACGTTGTCCGCGCGAAGATGTCGGTCCTGAGTGACACTGACTCGGCCCCGACCTCGCTGTTCGCGGAAGTGACCGAATTGAAGTTCTCGGTCAAGAACAACGACAAGGCCAACAAGGCGATTGGCAAGCTTGGCCCGTTCGAGATCACCTTCGGCTTCTTCGAGGGTTCGGGCTCGGTGCAGGCTTACTTCGACCAAGTTGCCTCGGTGCAGGCCGTGCGCACGAACGCCGATGTGTCCATCGAATTTGCGATGGCCAAGAACAACCAGGGCATCCTGTTTGACTTGCCGTTGCTCACGCTGAACACGAAGGGCTTGGACGTGAAGATCAACGAGCCGATCATGTTGCCGATCAACATGACCATGGGCGCGGACCGCAACTTCGATCACACGATGTTGATGGAGTTCTTCGACTATCTGCCGGACCTCGCGATGCCTGTCTAAGCATCGCGGGTCGGTTTCTCAAAAGCATCGAGGGTCGGTGCTGTAACGCGGAGTGAATGCAATGAGCAAGCTGTACGACAACTATCAGACTGACAAAGCCGCCGAATTGAACGGCGTTTGGATCGACGACTCTGGCGCGAGCTTCAAGCTGGCGCGCATGGGTGGCGCCAACACGAAGTTTCAGAAAGCCATGACGGCGGCAATGAAGCCGTACATGCGCGAAATTCAGTTGGGCGTCATCGACGATGCGGCGCTCGATCCGATTCTGCGCAAGGTCTTCATCGACACCATTCTCGTCGATTGGAAGTGGACCGACGAAGACGGCACTGTGCATGAGCACGAGATTCCCGGCGCCGATGATATGCCGGTGGCCTTCAGTTCGGACGCGGCTGTGAAGCTGTTCGCCGACTTGCCGGACCTCTACTCGCGTCTTCGCACGGAAGCACAGAGCTACGCGAACTTCCGCGCCTCGACGCTCGCTGTCGCCGCAAAAAACTAACATCGGTCCTGCTCTATGAGTTGGAGCAAGGACCGCTCGAAGAGACCCTGATCCGACGCGCACGGGCCGAACGCAAGCCCGTGCCGTCGAAGATCGCAGGCGCCCCGCGACTGTTGCCGGGCCTTGGGTTCTACTTCAACGCGTTCCTCGCGCTGTCTTCCTGCCGCCCGATTGGCATGGGGGAGGGCCGTATTCCGTGGCATTCGGCCTACCAGTACGCCCAAGCCCTTGAACTCGATTCCGAGGAGTTCGAGGATTTGTGGGTTCTTGTCAGTTTCATGGATGCCGCGTATCTTAAATTCCGAGCAGCCCAGGCCGACGCAGGCCGGAAAAAGCCAACAATGGACTAAGGATACGGCCCATGGGCATCCACCTTTTCGAAGATACGCCGGAAGTGATCGACGAGAACGTGAAGCGCATGCAACGCGCGATCTCGCTCGTGGTCCAAAAGGCTGCGCTGGCTGGCGGTAGTTACCTCGCCGAAGAGACCCCGGTCGATACCGGCGTCGCCCGCTCGAACTGGGTCATGACCATTGATGCCCCCTTTCCCGGTCTGCTGCCCGCCTACGTGCCGTACCCGTCCTACCGCGACAGTCATCACTCCATGGTCAAGACGGCTGTGGTGCGTGTCCCTGGCCGTCGTGTGACCGCTCGTGGCTTCCGCCCCGGCTCGTTCAACGCGGGGAGCCCGTAATGGCTGTGCTGCGATTCTCAGGAGCCCACGTGAACCGTTCCGGTCGCCCCGGAGCCTTCCGCACGGCTGGAGGCACGCACATCCCGGCCGGAGCGCCGGGCGTCAAGATCGAGCAGGCCATGGGCCGCAAGCAGGAGACGGCCAATCTCGACGCCGTTCGCTTTCAGCACAATGTCGTTGCGCGTGAATTCGATTCGTACGAGCATGACGCGATCTACATCACGAACAACACTCCGCACATCGAACGGCTGAACGAGGGCTGGTCCGCACAAACTCCTGCGGGCTTCTTCGAGCGCGCGCTTCAGATTGCGCGTAAGTCCATCGTCGGCACGTGGCGCCTGAAGGAGACCCTGTAATGGTTTCCGAAACACTCGAACTTATTATCCGCACTACCGGTGCGGGTGCAGCCGCCAGCGAGATCAACGCTATCGGTGC